GGCGTGTCTTCAAGGATCAACGCGCCGTCGCGGTATACCCGGCCATAGAGTTCGCCAAGCTCCAGCACATAGGTCTGATCGTCATTGAATTCAAATGGGAACAGTGTCGCCTGTTGCGGCGAATTCCGCGTCTCGTTCACAAACTCTGTGCCGCAGCGGTTTGAAATCCCGCCCTGGGGCCGGATAAACACGTTGCGGCCAACTGCAATCGCCGTCGAATATTTGGCAACATCAACCCGGCCATAGACGCCGGGTCCAATCACCCCGCCCGCAAACGTCGGCTGCATCAGCCGCGGCGCTGTCATCGCTAGTCCCTCGCAGCCACAAGGCGCGTGTCAGTCCAATCGTCCTGTCCAACGTCTGGATTGTTGTTGGCGTCATTGGCCGATGCGCGCGCCGCCATCACCATTGCCATCTTGAATGCGTTGTCCCTGATCTGAATGTCGCGGGTCAGCGGAACAGCTATCGAGATCGCCAGATACCAGGACAGCGCGATTTCAAAATCAGCCGGGAACCGGCCGGCGTCCTGCACATCATCGATGTATTCGAGATAGGCCGGACTGGCATTGGTGTAGATTGTAGATCCGGCATAGGCATAAGTTTCGCCATGCTCATAGCGCGGCAGATCATTATAGGCGATGACGCGCTTGATCTTGAGAACACCGGCAGGCCGGGCATAGGCATAGGCCCATAGCTCATCACGATCATTCGTCGTCAGAGCGGCCAGCGATGCGATCCGCTCAGCGAAGCTCCACGGATAGCTTTGCAGCAACGCCTTGCGCTGCACATCATAATAGGTCTTGCAGGCCCGGGCTTCCGCGCTCTGCTCATCAATGTTGGCAATGGCCGACGCCTTGCCGATATTGGCCAATGCCATGTTGCAAATCGATGTAACCGACATATGGCCTCACGAAGTTCAGGTGTTCGGCTTGATCCAATCCGCGCCGCCAGCCGGAACAGGAGAAGGAATAGCCGTCATTCCGGCGCTTTCAACCGGCGCGTCGTCGGGCTTTGCCTTGGCTTTGCGAGTGCCGGGAGCAGGCACCGCAACCTGCTCCCCGCCCCCATCCACACCGGCTTTGACAAGCCAAGTCGGAAGTTTGTCGCCGTCCGGCCAATCGAGCGTTTCGCCAACCTCGATAACGCGAGAGCCAAAGTAGGCCTTCGCAATCGCCCGGCACCTAGCCATTGGTCTGACGGCCCATGACCACACCAGCCGTCAACTTGCCGGTCAGCATCGGGCCAGTGGCAACCGTGTAATTGAGGCGGAAATACCGCTCATTGATGCCATTCGGCACGTACTGCACCGGCAGTTTCCAGCCGGCCACAAGCACTGCCTTGCCAAACGGACCGAGCACCAGGGCATCAGTTGCCGACGAGAACGCGGAGTTGTCGTCAGTCTGAAGCGTGATCGTCAGTGTCGCGGCACCAGCAGCGGTGAACGCTTCCGTCGCCTGCACCAGGAGATCAACTCCCGGCTCACCCTTGCCGAGGTCACGGACAATCGCGGCAGTCGTGCCGTAGACCGTGCCAGTGGCGCCGAGGTCAATCGAGTTGGTCGACGCCGCCGTTACTGTAATCGCCTGCTGGTCAGACAGGAGGTCTTGGAGAGAGAGGATCATTTCAATTCATCCTGTGCTGGTTTGGATTACACAACGCGAGCTTCGGTGTTCAGCAGCGCGTCCGTCTCACGGATCGGAATGCCGCGGTAGAACAGCACTTCCGCGCCCTCGACGTTCTGGCGAGTCATGTGCGTATAGTTCGGATTGGTGGAGATCATCGCGCGATCCGTGGACTGCTTGTCCAGTATCTCCATGACGTCGCGGTTCATGTAGATCGCCAGCTTGCCGACGCCGCCATTGCCCGGACGGCGAGACTGCAAGCGATAGTAGGCGGTGCGCATGAACGACCACAGGTCAACAGTGTTCGCCTGCATGTCCGATACGTCGATATTGCAGATGCGGGCATTGTAGCGCCAGTCGCCAAGCGACAAGCCGAGATGCCAACGCCAGATCGCCTCCTTGACGTAGTAGGGATTGCCGCTCGCATCCGTGGTGCGCTGCTCGCCCTTGTCTTCCATCGAAGCGCCGGCCTTGGTGCCCTTGGGATAGATCAGGCGGGTCGTGGTTTCGCCCCAGTTCACAAACCAGATGGACGTATTGTCGGACCCGGTGCCGCCGGCATCAACGCACTGACGGCCGATACCGGTCTGCACAACCGTATTGTAGCGCGCCGCGAGGCCGGTGAACTTTTCCGGCGACGTCTTCTGATCGTGATAGAATATGCCGGTTGCGGCTTCGTTGGACATCGCTTCGATGAACGGCTGTGCATCGATGAGACGGGCGCGGGCCGGATCGCTGGCCAGCTTCAGCAGCCGCACGTCCATGGTGGACGCCGCCTCGACAAAGCCAGTCGTGTCGGTCACACTCTGCAACGTCGCCTTGGACTGCGGGATGCCCTGATAGAGCTTGCCCCAGGCGACCGACGGCAGGCCGGTGCGGGTTAGCGTCTGGTGCTGTGCGCCGTCATTGCACTCCACCGCAATCGCATCATCCAGAATCGGATTGAGACGCTTCAGGAGTTCGATGATCGCACCTTCGGCCGATCCCTTGTGAAGGTCAACCAGTGTCGCATAGTTCGTGCCGATAACAGCCATGGTCAGGCGCCTTTCGCATCGTTAGGGAAAAGAGTTTGTTCGACGCCTACGTTTGGCTTCACGGCACCGCCAACCGGAGGATTGTCTTCTGCGATTGCCGCGCCAGCGCGGGCCGCAAAACGGATGAGTTCTGGATTGTTGCCGCCGCCCGACGCCTCAAGATATTCCTTGAGTGCCGGCGTGCCGAAACGATCAATTGCCGACTTGGCAAGGCGAACCGATGTATCCCACTTGGCGTCAGCCTTGGCTTCCGTTACCCAGTCGCCAAGCTGCTTTGACCACGCCTCGGCGCGGGCCTTGGTTTCTGCGGTCTGCCGTTCGATGTATTTTTCGGTGAGCTTCTGCACTTGGCCGTTGGTCAGCTTGGCCTCAGCGAAGTCCGGCGCCAGCGCATCGAGCATCGCCTGATCGATCGTCACGCCGTCCGGCATCTTCGGCGCATACTTGCCATCGGCAGGAACGGCCGTCGCCCATGCCTCATCGGCCTTGGCCTTGTCTTCAGCTTCAGCCTTCGCCCGCTCTTCCGGCGACATGGCTTCGAGCTCCTTGGCGCGGGCATCAGCCGCAGCGGCCTTAGCAACGTCGTCGCCACCTTCCGGCTTGCCCTCGGCAGCAACGTCTTCCGGCTTGGCAGCATCGCCGCCAAACAGCACGGATTCATCAGGCTTGGCAGCATCGCCACCAGATGCAGCAGCAGCCGCGCCACCGTCTTCCGGTGCGCGGAGCAAACTGTCAGTCATCAGTCTATGCAGAAAGGTCATTGAAATCCTCGAATGCGGTTTCGAAAGTCACTGCGCCGAGAACTACCACCGCCTATACGGCGCTATTTTTATGTTGACTTGGAGCGATTTGCCTTAGCCGGTTTCGCCTCAAGTTTTTCCTCAGCCTGTTTCAATGCGCGCCGCAATTCGGCGTTTTCGGCCTGAAGCACCATGATGCGGGAATAGAGCTCTGCCATGAGCAGCAACAACGAGCCGTTCGAATCCATTATGTTCCTATCCATCCATGAGTTATGCTGGCGTCTTTGAGTGCCTTGATGGTCTGCGTCGCGTCACGGACGGCATTCATGACGGCCTGCATTTCAGCCTGAACATAGCCCACGCTTGCCGTGCCGGAATAAGTCGCATTGGCGGTTTTCTTCGCCGTGCCAGTGTCAGCGGTCCAGCCCGTGTTGCGGGCACCGACAACCTCAAGGCCGTCTACACGCAACGCGCCCGTGGTCATATTGATGGCGAAACGCTCGGTTGTTGAGTTATAGAACCCCCATAAATTGGCCGTTACCCCATAGGACATGCGGATAGTCGCTGCGTTATCCATTCCAATATAGGTTTGCGCCGGAATGCGGATTGCAGAGCCTGAATAAGCGCCGCTCAACACGATTCCGTTGGTTGCGTTGCCGGAAATCTGGAAATGTGTTCCCGTCACATTGCCAGTCAGCCAGATGGATCGCCCGCCATTGGTGTTGATGTGGATGGCGTGATCGATCGGGTTTGGGTTCCCGGATATGTCGCGGATGACGATGCCGGTACGCCATGTGCCGTTCGATCGGGTCGGATTGTCGTTGTGAATGTGGATTGCGGCGCCGCCAACTACCTCGCCATAGTTGTCGGATGCGGTATTCCAGCCGGAAACGCTAGTATTCGTGATGGGGATATAGACATGTCCCCACCTGCGGCCCGCATAACGGCCTGACGTTCCGATCTGGTTATCAGTCGGATGGTCATCACCAACCGCCATGACGTTCGTCTCGGTGCCAATTGTTCCGGTGACGGTGGAACTTGTCGCCGCCTTGAATTCATCACGCGCCTGGAAGTGGCTGGCGAACAGGCCTGCGCCACCATCCACCATCTTGAAGGACGTACCAGACACGGCAGTCGAACCGTTATCAGCCGTGGTATTGTAGCTGTAGATGACGCCAGCAATTGCCCATTCTGTTTGCGCGTTCGAGTCATACTTGATGGTTTCGACATGCAGCGCGTGCGGGTTAGTCTTGCCGTCATTGGTGTTTACCCACCGGCGAATATCAACAACGCGCTCGTCGTCGCGGTAGGTTGTGTTTTGCAGAAAAAACGCATGGACCTGCGGGATATTCTTGAAATTGTTCGTTGGCTGCGTGACTGTGATGAACGGCAGATACGTCCCGCTTTCCTTGGCATTGTCAGCCAGGATCAGCGTCGGGCGCGTGAAAGCCGTTACGCTGCCGGATGCCAGATAGTCGCCGTTTGGAACGAACTTCAGCCCACTTCCGGCAAGCCAATCATTGATGGCAGTCGTATCAACCGCAACGCCATTTCCAACAGCGCCGAAATTCTTCAGACTGTCAAAACCGAAAAAACCCACAGCGCCAGCCGTGCCGCTAGTTAGCGCCCGACGCCGCAGATCCTCCATCGCTTTCTTGAATTCGCGGCTCTCATTTGGATTGCTGCTGGTGCGATATGTACTCACCGCGCCGCCCTACTCGTCGCCGCCGGCCATCTCGTACAGATCATCGAACGCCAGTTCCTGCTTCACCGCTTCCGCCAGCAATTGCGGATATGCCAGGCCATTCGATGCGCCGATCCGGGCAATAAGCTCCTTGCCCACGCTCTGCTTGCCGACTACGAAATTCGTGGCGCTGTCGCTCGATGAAAACGCATCCTGGTACACCTTGCAGCAGCCCAGAACCCACAGCATCACCCGCACGCCATCAGCGGTCGCCAGCACATTGGCAATCGCCTTGTCGAGCAGATCCGCCCGCAGCGCCGCGACCTGATCGGGCGTCATCGGAATTCTAGACACCGCCGTTTACCATTGTTGAAAACGGTCCATTGGTATCAATCTCGGACAGCAACCGCGCCGCATCCGCACCCTGCTTCACAGCCGGCGCCATCGCCGCGGCCTGCTCGATCTGTGCCGCGCGCTGCTGTTCTTTCGCCCGCGCCTCACGGATTTCCTTCACCTTGTCGTCGCTCAGCACAATGGCAGGCGGCACGCCAAGCATCTCGGCATACTGGTCAGCCGCTTCATCGGCGTCATACTTGTCCATGAGGTCAGGCTTGATCGCGGCATGGTTGCCGATGAAGCCTGCAAAGCGTTCAATCGCGCCAGTGCCCACCGCGCGCTGTGCTTGCGCCAGCACCGAGATATATTCGATCTTCAGCGCCTGCCCCTGCAATTCAGGCGGTGATTCCGGCAACAGGCCGCGCCGTCCCATGATGGCGTCGGTGCGCGAGATCACTTGCGCCAATGCGCTGTAGAGGTTTTCAAGCACCGGCCCCAGGGCCAGAAGCTTTTCCTCTTTCCTCTCGCCAATCTCGAAGTCATTGCGCGGCTGAATGCCTTCGAGGTTTTCCAGCATCAGGAACAGATCGGCAAAGGTCGCGCGTTCGATGCGCTTCCTGACTTCCTCTATATCATCCCGCAGATACGAGATATTCAGGTTGACCTCTTTGACCTGCCTCAGCCCCTTGCCCGTCGGATCATCGACATAGGTAATCGACCCAGGCAGGAACGACCGGTGATTGTTCTTGAGCGCAGTCGGGCCCTGCAACGCCGGATCAGCCATCTCATCAATGGCCTTGAGTTTCGTGCGCTGTTCACCCTGAAGCATCTTCACATCGGCAAGCGCGACCTCACCCGGCCATGTGCTGGCATAGGTATCGTCGGCTTC